TGACAATGAGTTATCCCGAAATCCAATCTTTACAGCGGCTTAGCTCACGGCGCCGTGCGATATGCCGGCGATCTCACGCGATCGTCGCACGGGACAACTGCGCCGAGGGTCGCACGAAAATGGCCCGGCGAGGGACGCCGGGCCAGTAGGAGGAAACAGCCTTAGGGGCCGGGTTCAACCTATCTCTCCGGGCCGGCGGTTAAGCGGGCCGCCTGGCCGGTCGACCATCGGTACGCCGTGCTCGCGGACGAACCGACGCATCAGCTCCATCGTCGCCCGGTCCTCGAGTTCATGCTCGAACTCGACGCGCTCGGCCTGCGCGCGCAGCAGCCGGTTGTTCTCCGCGACCTCGATGCTCAGCGCCGACATGGTGTTGGCCAACAGCTCGAATTCCTTGCTCTGCGTCAGGCAGGGCGCGCCGCTCACCTGCATGGCGACCACGCGACCGTCCGGATCGCCGCGGCGCCCCTTCGCCGCCTCCTGCTTGTAGGCCAGGAAGGCGGTGACGATCGCGACCAGGCCGCCGCTCCCGATAAGCGTCACGATCGCGCTGATCGCCTGCTCGGCCGTGACGCTCATCGTGCGTTCGCCGCTCGCCGTGTGAAGGCCCGAGAGTGGTAGCCGTCCGCGGCCGACCGCCAGATGCACATGACCTCGAAGACCATGAGGACGGGATACCAGCTAAAGCCTGCGAAGGGGGGCGCGCCCGGCGTGGTCAGGAACAGGTAGGCCAGCACCAGCCACCACACGAATCCGAGCATGGCGCAGAGAGCCCGGATCGCCGGCGTGCGCCGGTGCGCCCCGTTCACGTAGAGGGCCGCTGCCCGGATCAGGCCGATGCTGACCGACCAGGCACCCCACACGCTCTCGCCGGCGATCGCCGCGAGGAGCGCGTATTGCGGGGACTTGAACGTGTCCCAGGGCATGAGGAGCCACCCGCCCCAGGCCAGCATCAGCGCCGTGAACAACCACTCGATCGCTCGATCGGGGTAGGCGGCCGAATGGCCGTTGCGGTCGACCATCAGAAGACCGCCGCCCTGATCTTGGCGATGCCGTCCGCGAGGCCGACGATCGCCTTCCAGACGAGGACGGCGCAAAGGGCGCCGACGAGCCACGGCCAGTGCGCCCCGACGAACGCGGCGACGCTCGCGCCCTTCGTGGCCCAGGCGTCGGCCGTGTCGAGGTAGCCGTTCACACGGTCGACCGTGGCGCCGGCCTTGTCGAAGACGCCGGCGCCGCCGGCCAGGCTGGCGAACAGGCCGGCGAGGCCGGTGGCGCCGACCGTGACGTTGGGCGCCATGACCTCCGGCCGGTAGCGGATCGCCTCCGGCAGCTTCATCTCGCCCCGGCTCTTGGATACGGGCCGCTGCCCGAAGCTGTAGAGGCCGGTGAGAAAGGCGGCGTCGAGGCCGCCGTCGCCGAGCCCGTTATCCTTGCGGGCGGCCGCCACCGCGTCGCGGAACTCGATGCTGTCCACGCCGTCGAGCCGGCCCACGCGGTAGTAGTTGATCTGCCGCAGCCGCTCCTGCACGCGGTAGACGGTCGGGTCGCCCTTGGTCGGCGAGGCCACCGGCACCGCCGCGGCCGCCGGCTGCGCGCGCCCGAACAGGGATCTGAGCCGGCCGAGGAAGCCGGCGGCGGGCGGGCCGGCGGGCTGCACGAGCTGCGGCGCCTCGACGGGCGCGACCGGCCCCGCAGGCACCGCCTCGGCCTGGGCGGCCGCGCCGGCCGGCCTGATCTCCTCGAGCAGCGCCTCGACGGCCTCCGGCGTGACGAGGGCGTGGTTCTGCCCGTCGCCGGCGTAGTAGCTCTGCCCGCGCTCGACGCGGCGGTGCTGGCCCTTGCAGGCGCGCAGCACCGGGAAGCTCGCCCACTCCTTCGCGAGGTTGAGGCCGAAGGCGGTGACGCTCAGGCGCCCGGCCATAAACTTGTCGTAGCCGCGCCGCTTGAGCAGGTGGAAGCCCATGGCGTCCTGCAGGGCGGCGTCGAAGCGCTCGCTGCCGGTGAGCCGCATCTCGCCCTTGATGTCCTCGAGGGTGCGCGGGGCGTCGAGGGTGTTGCGCATGAACTGGTAGTGGCCGGCGGCCGAGCTGCCGTAGGCTTTCGTCCATGCCGGACCGGCCGTCACGACCTCGTCGAAGGTCATCGACGTGAGCGGCTTCGGCAGCTTGCTCTGGTTGTTGCCGTAGATCGTCTCATAGCCCTGCGGCGCCTCGGTGAGGCCGATGAAGGCGAGGAGCTTGCGGGCCGGTGCGGGGATGGCGGGATAGGTCATAGTCCGTCCTCGTCTCAAGTATTCACATGCCAATGTTCGACTGCGAGACGTTCCCGCCGCCGGCGTTCTGGTTTTCAAAGAGCAGCCCTCCCATCGCCATGTTCGCGACGATCAGGTTATTGGTCGCAGTGTTTCGCAGGACGACGCTGTGCGTCATGTTTCCTTGCGTATGACCGGGCGTGCTCTTCTTGAAGATGCACGCGGCGACGACGCAATTCTGGCCCGCAATGTCGAGCCCGATCGGGTTGCCCTTGATGCCGGCCGTCGTGACGCTGACGCCGTTGAACCGGCAGTCGCTCGCGCCCGGCCGAACAATGGCACCCTGCCCGGAGTTTTGGTTGAGCCAGCCACCCTCGAGCGAGATGTCGAAGCATTCGCTTCCAATATCGAGACCGGGATAGGCGCCAGCTTCCGGGTTGTTGCCCGGCTGTGCGCCTGAGCCGCAGAACCAGATGTTCGAGAACCGCGACTGCGAGCACTTTTCGAGCTTGCTACCGCGATGGGTGCTGTCGATCATCGTGTTGGTGATCGTCATGTACTGAGGGCGGCGCCCATGAGTATTTGTCGTCGCGTCGGCGATGATCCCCCACTCGCCACCCAGACATGAGATGTGATCGAGGTTCAGTCCCTCGCAGTTGTTGATGAGACGGATGGTCCCGTTCTGCGCGTAGCCTGGTACGTTCGGGCACTCGAGGCGGCCTTGCACCCAGAAATTATCGATCGCGCCTCGGTAGCTGCCATCCTGTTGCTGTGTGTCCGTGCCCTGATTGAGCAACCCGATCAATCCATAGCTCGCCGCATAGAATTGATGGAACAGGTTGTTGTTTCCGCCGATGATCGCGTAAGCAACGCCCGTGTTCCAGGCGCTGATATTGTGGTAGCTGCCCCAGTTGCCCTGGATCAGGAAGCCCCGCGCCTGCTCGAGGCCGGGCAGGCCGCCGTCGTACCGGACGCCGAAGTCGCTGGCGCCGCTGAGAACCGTGTCGCCCACATAGATGATCGGTCGATCCTGTCGGTCGGACGCCATCTGCAGCATGGTGTTCTGCCGGCCCTGCCCCATCAGCCGCACGCCGGAGGGGATGCTCAGGGTGTCCCGCAGGGTGAGAACACCCATCGGCATCGCGACCATGCCGGCGCCGAAGCCGCGCCCGTCGATCATCCCGCCGGCGGTGTCCAGCGCGGCCTGGATAGCGGACCTCATGTCGGACCCGTTCGGCCGCACGTTGTAGGGCGGGCGGCTCACGTCGAGGCAAAGCACCTTGCCGTCGATCCGCTCGACGGGAAGGTTTCCGGCGTCCCATGGCGCAACGCCCCCGAACAGAGGACGTTGGCTGAGCCGCACAACGTCGCTGGTGTCCAAGTAGATCGGCAGCGAATTACGCTCGTAATTGTACCAGTAGAAATCCTTCTGGCCGTTGCTGCCGATGTCCTGGCCGATCTGATACGCGCCGATATTGATCGAGGCGCGGCGCGAGCCTGATGGATGGGCCGACGCGTTCGCATAGAAGGCGACCGGGCCGACGCTCGTCGTGTCGCCGGCGCCGAGCGCGCCGGACATGGTGTCGCCGGTCCGGTTGACCTTGTTGGTGCTCGCAGCCTGCGCCTGGTCGCGCGCGCTCTCGGCCTGACTGCGGGCCGTGTTGGCCGCGCTGGCGCTGTTGCCGGCGCTCGTCGACTGTTGGGTCGCGGTGTCCCGTGCCGCCTCAGTCTGCTCCCGTGCGGCCTGCGCGGCAGCATTGGCGCCCTGTGCGGCAGCGTTGGCGCCCTGTGCGGCAGCGTTGGCGCCTTCGGCCCCCAAGCGGGCCGTGACGGCGCCGGTCGCCGCGGCCGCCGCCGCATCCTGGAACGAGCTGGCGGCGTCACGAGCTGCCTCGGCCGCCGTGCGCGCCGTGCCTGCCGCCGAGGCCGAACCGGCCGCGCCGCCGGCCGACCCGGCCGCATCATCCCGCGAGGACACGGCCGCGTCGCGGGCCGCCTCGGCGCCGGCCTTGGCCGCGGCCGCGGCCGCAACGGCCTGGCCCGCGGCCGACGTGCCGCCCGCGATGAGCTCGACGGCCTCGTCGACGGCGTCGAGCGCGTCGGCGACGTCGGTGAAGTCGCGGCGGACCTCCTGGCCGAACACCGCAACCTTATCGAGCTCGGCCTCGAGGTTGGCGGCGCGGATCACGCCGCCGAAGGTGACGTCGGTCTCGCGCTCCGGCGTGCGCGCGCCCTCGATCCGCACGACGTCGCCGGCGGCCCTCGGTGTCGTGAACGTCACAACCGGGAAGCTCGGCGCCGGTCCGAGCAGAGCGACGATGAAGCCCGTCGTCTGCGTCAGGAAGCGGCCGGAGACGCCCTTGATGCGCACGCGCAGGTCGAGCGGCGAGTAGACCTTGAACGTGTTCGGCTGGAACGCAGTCTGCCCGGCCGCCGCCACGAAGTCCTGCCGGCGCGCCTGGCGCGGGATCGGGTACAGCGTGCTCATGGTCCTGCCGGCCGCGGGTGTCGGGCCTGCAGGATCGGGGCGTGCGACCCCTGTTAAGCGGGGTTAGCGGTGGAGGGAGCAGCCACTCGCCATCTGCCTAGATGCGGGTTCCTGGCGTCCTGAGCCGATAACCCTTTTGGGCCATGCACCCCTCTTTGATCTCCGACAGCTCTCGCTGCCGCTTGGCGTCGAACTCCAAGCAGTAGAGCGCACCGCCTTTGCAGTCCTGCGCGCCGACGCTAGCCTTGGCAGCCTCGGCTCGGCAGATCGTCATATCCGCTTGAAACTGCTGACCATCCGCCGCCCCGATAGGCCCACCGTCGCTCTTGAGAAATAGCGTCTGCGGATCGGCAGCCACGCACGCGGAACACAGCGCGGCCGCCCCGCAAATCACCCACCACCGCCGCGACATCTTGATGCGCTCCGCCATGCGAAGTCGCCTTCATATCGCATCCCGCGTTCGAGCAAGTGGCCGATTGACAACAATAGCGCGATGACTTTTCATCGCACGCGGAGCCGAAAACTCCTGAACCTGAGCGGATGGCCGCCCGACTGCGGCCTTTGTCATGCGCGCTTGCGTGTGCACGATGCCCCTATGGCGGGGGTGCGGCGGAATAAGGCGCGCGAGCGCTCGAAGAAGCCCGCCTGTCTCAGGTCAGGTTTTCGGCCCCCGCCACCAGCGCGCCCGGAAAGCGTGTCGATGGCGGTCACGCCGACCTGAGGACGCGCCATGACCAAGCTGCTTACCGTTCACGATCTGCACCTGCTGGACGAAGCTCCACGCATTCAGGACCTCAAGCTCGCTGCCGCGCTTGGCTTCGAGGTAACGCGGGAAATTCGGCGGCTGATCGAGCGCAACGTGCGCGAGCTGGCGCAGCATGGCGAGGTTTGTGTCACCATCCCACAAACCGGCCCTCGCGGCGGCAGGCCGGGAAAGGAGTACTGGCTCAACGAGGGCCAGGCCGTGCTGATCTGCATGTTCTCCCGCACCGAGAAGGCGGCTGAGGTCCGGCAGACGGTGATCTCGGTGTTCATGGCCTGGCGCCGCGGCCAGGCGCCGGTGGCCGCGCCGAGCGCCACAGGATCGCCCGTGACGGCCGCGGAGGCCGAGCGGCCGCTCGCGGAGCGACGGGAGGCGCGACGGCTCTGTGAGGCCGCCTACGTGATCCACGGCCCCCTCGCCGCGCGTCGGCTGTGGGACACGCTGAACCTGCCCGCCGCGCACGGCGCAGACCGGGCCGGCGAGCGGATGACGGAACTGGCCCACGAGGCGCTGCGCCATATCCTCGACGCCGCGATCGAGGGCGAGCCGCTGCGCGACTGGCTGGATCGGGCCATCCATCTCGACGTCGTGGCCTGCGACGTGCTGCGGGCCCACGGCGTGCTCGTCAGCGATGCCGAGGCCGGGATCGTCATCGGCCGGTCCGTGCCCTTCGTCGCCGAGGCGCTGGCCAAGCACAGGATCGGGGCCGGTTGCCTGCGGGACCTCTCCGGCGCACGCGAGTACAAGGTGACGAAGTTCGCCGGACGGCCGTCGCGCGGCACCTTCGTGCCCTATGCCACGCTCGACACGGAGATGGTGGCCGACGCCTAGCGCGCCGGCTGCGTCGCCATCACCGGCGCCCGGCGCGGCTCCGTCTCGCCGGGCGCCCACCAGTAGCCCTGGCCGCTCTCCCGCTCGAGGCGGCGCTCGCGCTCCCGGAAGGTCCGGTGCGCGTTCGGGTTCGTCAGGTAGTGGAGCTGATCCGTCACCAGCCGCTGCCAGGCGAGCCGCGTGTACCAGGTGTTGGCGCCCGGCATGTAGCGCTCTAGCAAGCGCACGGCGCTGTCGGACCGATTGACCTTCTCGTTGTCGCGAAGCGCCGCGCCGGGCGCCGCCACCTTGAGCGCGTCGTAGAAGGCACCGAACAGCGGCCCCGCGAGCTTCTCGGCCGGTGTCGACGTGATCTTGCTGGTGTCCGCTAAAAGGTAGTCCCCGTAGAGCCCGAGGCCGCCCCCCTTCAGCATGGCCGAAACCCAGGTCTCCGCACTGTTGGCCGGCGCCAGGTCCTTCCCGCCGAGAAGCTGGCCGATCTGCACCGCCGCGAAGCCGCCCAGGGTCAGGCCGATCAGCGTCGTGCCGGCATAGGTCGCGGCGCCCCGCTTCGTGCCGGCGCCGAGCTCCTGCGCCGTGGCCCGCAGCGTCGTGGTCATGAAGGAGTGCGAGAAGGACAGGTACATGATCATGGAGCGGCGCAGCTCGCCCATGACCGTGCCGGCGGCGCTGTCCCCGCGCATCGCCGCTCGGGTCGAGACCGATCCCTGCGGGACAGCATCCTCCATCAGAGCGTGCATCGCCTCCGAGTAGCGCATGGCGATCTCGAAGGCGTCGCCGCTGCGAGCGGTGTCCGCAATGTCGACGGGGCGCAGCAGACCGGCCGAGCCGGCCGCCGGCTCGTGGGCGCGGGCGGTGCGGATCACGTCCCACTCACGCTCGCCGATGCCGTAGCCGGCGAGGTAGCGCCGGAACGCCGGAAGCACCTCGCCGTGGGCCTTGCTCATCTCGTCGGCCGCCACCGACATGAAGTCCGCCGCCAGGGCGCGCCGCCCCATCTGCGTCCACGGCGTGAGGCCGGTCACGGCGAGCACGCGGTCCGGGAGCACCCGTGTCCAGCCGGCACCGTCGAGGAGCCCGGCGCTGCGGGCATCGAGCCGCAGATGATGCATCGCGTCCTCGACGACGATGCCGGCCCGCATGATCTCGCGGCCGTTCGCACCGGAGAGCTGCCTCGCCATGCTCGCCACGACCTTCGCGACGGGCAGACCGGAGAACTGCCGGGCACGAGCCTGAATGAACGGGTCCGTCACCGCCGCCGTCCAGAAGGTCGAGCCGAGCTGGATGCCCGTGAGCAGGTTGCGGGCGCCCGCGAAGAAGTCGGCGACGAACATGTTCTCGGGCTTGGCCCCTCCGCGCAGCTCGCCCCACAGGCTGTCGATGAGCTTCTGCCCCTTGTTCTGGATCGCTTCGGCGCGCTCCATCGTCCGCTGCTCGACGTCGCGGCCGAGGCGGCCGGCGAGCGCCAGGGCCGGCGACGAGGCGTCGAACAGGCTCTCATCGCCGATCGCGCGCTTGGCGGCCTCGGAGCGGACCACCTGCTTCATCCACTCCACCGTCGCGGCGGGGTTCGGGCCGAGCCGTTCCAGGGCCGCCACGTCCTTCGCCATCGACGAGAGATGGTCCATCAGCGTGGCGAAGGTGTCCGCGGTGCCAAAGGTCGCCTGGTACTCTCGCCAGGCCGGGGCATCCTTGAAGATCAGGAAGCGGCTCTCGCCGCGCTGATTTGCCAGGGCGCCGCGGCCTTGGCGCTGGATGCTCGGGTCGCGGTCGCTCCACCCGTCCGTGACGAGGCGACGGTAGGCGACGGACAGGGCCTCGCGCAGGCGCTCGTCGGTGAAGGGCCGGTCCGTGAACGGGTCGAGCATCCGCTCGCGGTCGAGGCGCGGCAGGGTGAACTCCACCCAGCGCGCTTCCTTGGCCTTGGCGAGCTTGCGGGCGTCGTGCTTCTGCGGGAGGAAGTTCTCCATCTCCCGGAGCTGGCCGCCGGCGGCGTTGAAGAGCCCGACCAGCTCGTCGTTGACCTTGCGGTAGGCATCCCAGAAACCGCGGGCCGCCACGTCATCGGTGCCGCCATAGGCTGCATCCACGATCGCATCCATGCGCATCTTGTTCGGACGGCGGCCTGTGAGCCAAGTGCGGCGCTGGTCGTGCAGCAGCTCCTCGAGCCGGGCATGGACGTAGCCGGTGACGGCGTTGGCACGGCCGTTCACGGACGGGAAACCGGCGAGGCGGGCGTTCTCGTTGGCGAGCACCGAGGCCACGGCGCCGAGGATGTCCGCCTGCCCGCCGGGCGTCCGGTAGCCGGAGATGTCCGCCTCGATCCGGGTGACAGCCGCTTCCTGCAACTCGGCGAGGCGGCGCTTGCGCTCGGCTTGCTCGGTGAGGTCGGCGGCGAGGTCGGCCCGCGCGGCGCGATCGTCTCCGGCGCGGGCACGCTTGAACCGCTCGTAGCGGTTCACGAGATCGTCGGCCTCCTCGCGGGAGATGGCGCCCTGGTCGCGCGCGGAAATGATGCAATCCGCAAAGGCCATTAGCGGCAACTCCGCACAACGTCGTTGAGGAACAGATCGCGTTCGCCGGCCAGCTCGGCCTGGCCGCGGCGCACGAAGCCCACCGATCCGTCATCGCGGACGGTCGGCACGAGGCCGCGCACGTCCTCGCGGCTTGACACCCGCGCGGCTTCCTGCGCGGCTGCGCCGTCGACTTCGGAGGCGCCCGTGCGGTTCATCAATTGGGATTGGCGGCCGGCCGTTCTGTCCGCCTCGCTCGACAAGGCATTCGCCGTGCTGACACCGGGCGCGGCTTGGACATCGGTCGACGCCGTGGAGGTTGCCCACTCTGGCGGCCTCATGTCGGAGCCGGTCTGGCGGGCGACTTTCGAGCCCGCGTTCGGTCCGCTGACGCTCCCGCTCGACGGGCTGTCCGCAAGCCCGGCGCCGTCTACCGCGGCCGCGTAGCCCTCCATATAGCGCCGGGCCACGGCATCGCGCTCGGGGCCGGCATCGAGCATCCGGTACGTCTCGTAATCGGCCTCAAGAGCGGCCTGGCGCTCGCGCCACAGCCCTGCCTGCGCAGGGTCGACCTCAGCGGCCCGCCCGAACAGGCCCTCACGGCCGATGCCCGTGGCACCGCCGGGGAACGCCTCCGGCGGCAGCGCTTCGCCCATGAGGCCGGCATTGCGGGCGCGGGCGGTCTGCGCGGCCACGGCGGCGTCGATGATCTCGCGGGCCTCGGCGACCGTCGACGGCCGCAGCTCGGCAAGGTCGGCCATGATCGCCGTCTGTCGCTCCGGCTCGACGGCGGCGCGCACGGCCATGGCGGCGTGGCGCGGGTCCACCAGTTCGTCGCGCACCATGGCGAAGGCGTCGTCGGGCAGGAGCGCCACCACGCCGGCTTCGCGGATCGCCGGTGAGCGCGAGGACAGGGCGCTCTCCACGAGGGAGAGGTCGCCGCGCAGCTCCACGAGCGCATCGATCGGGTGAAGGTCCGTCCGCTCGAGCACTGCGAGCGCCGCGTCGTCGGTGACACCGGGCCGGGTCGGGTAAGGCAGCGCCGGCGGGGGCGCGGACGGGTCCTCGGCGCGGGCCACAGCCTCGGCGAGGGCGTCGGCGTGCGGGCCGCGACCGACGCCGGGGGGCACGTCGCGAAGCGCCGCGATGTCCGCTCGCTCGACGCCGACCGCCTGGCGCAGCACGTCCGCCTCCTCGCGCGGTAGGGCGATGCCCGCCTCGCGCAGGCCCGCGGCCACGTCCCCGGCGCTCGCATCCGGGGCCATGGCCCGTTCCAGGCCGGCGGAACGCTTTGGGCCGACGGCGCGAGCCAGCTCGCGCGCGCCCTGCAGGCCGCCGCCGAAAGCCGCGCCAACGAGCCCGGAGAGGGCGACGTTCTCGGCCGCCTCACCAAATCCGTAGGGCATCCCCAATTCGGCGCGCCCGGCCTGGACGAAGGGCTGCTGCGCGGCGGAGATGCCCGCGTTGACGGCCGCCTCGCGCCAGGCGACGCCGAAGATGCGCGAGGCCACGGTGCGCCCGGCCGCGGCGCCGGCCCCGAACAGGAGCCCGAAATAGGTTAGCGGGTCGCGGAATGCCGCGACGCCGCCGCCCGTGACCTGGCCGAGGAAGGAGCCCGTATAGGTCGCCGCCTCGCGAGCGGCGGTCAGCTCGCCCTCTGCACGCTTGACGATGGCACGGGGCGCGAACTCGGCCTCTGCGGCCGCCACCGCCGCCTCGACGGCCGGCGACGAGGCGCGCAGCTCGGAGACCTTCCCCCGGAAGATCTCTGCCTGGCGGTCGAAGGGATCGTCGCGAAACTCCATCGGATCGGGGTAGCCGCCCGCCTCCGCGAGGTAGCCGCCGCGCCAAGGGTTATCGAGCCGCACACCGGAGGACCGCTGCACGGCCGCGATAATCCCGTCGTACTGCTGCTCTTCGCGGATCACCCGCGAGCGCGACAGGTCGAGGAGCTGGCTCTGCTGCAAGGCGGCATCGTGAACCCGTAAGAAGCCGAGCTTGCCGGAGGCGAGGTCGCCTATCTCACGGTCAAGGCGCTCGGAGAACGGCAGGCCGTCGCCCGGCTTCGCCAGGGGGACCGGGCGGTCCTCGAATGCCTCGTCGAAGCCGAGCCTCATTTCTTCCCGCCTAGGTAGGCGTCCGGCACGCGGCCGCGCAGCACGCTCTCCATGCCTTCCACGTCGATGACGAGGCGCTGCTTGCCGTCCGAGACGTAGCGGGTGGTGTCGTCCTTCGCGTCGCCGAGGGCGAAGGCGTAGCCACCCTTCACGCGCACCGGCACCGCGTAGTGCACCTCCGAGGCCGTGACGCCGGCACCACCGGGCAGGGCCTGTATCTCGTCGGTGCGGATCGCGCGAATGACGGAGCGGAAGCTGTCGGCCTTGACGTTTGGCGGCACCAGCACGGGCTGGCTCGGATGCCCCATGATGCCGCCGCCCGGGTTGTATTTCGTGACGCCGCCATAGTCCTGTCCGTCGACCGTCGATCTGCCGGCCGCCTCGTGGAGGCTCTGCTGATAGAGGAGACGTCCCTCGGTACTCTCGCCGTCGATGTTCTTGCCCGCCGCGCGGGCCTGATAGATCGCTTTCGCAGCGGCGGTAATCTGCTCCTGATAAGCCCCACTATTGAGGTAGGCCGCCCCGAACTCACCTCGTTTCAGGGCCGGCGCATTCTTGGGCAGGTTGGGCACCGCCCTGGCGCCCTGCGCTCCGGCGACGTGGTTGAGGCTGAGCCCGGTCGCGATGTCCGTCGCGGTCCGGGCGGCAGACGGGACGCCCGCGGCGAGGAGCTGGCCCGCCACGGCCATCTCCGGCATGTCGCCGCCGATCTCGCGCAGGATGGCCGGCGCGTCCTGCCCGGCGCCTTCGACGATCCCACGAGCCACCTCGACCATGCGCGAGCCGCCGGCGTCGGCTACGGCTTTCAGCGCGAGCCTATCGTCGTTGGTCAGGTAGCGCACCGGCGTGCCCTGCCCGGCTGCGGCCGCCTTCGCCGCCGCGGTGCGCGGGCCGATCTGAGCGGCGACGGCCGCGCCGGCATCCTTCTCAGGCAGGACGAGCGGCGGCGTCTCGATCTTGAGCGAGCGCCGAGCATAGGCGAGAGGGTCGGCATTGAGGGCCGAGCGTTTCTTGCTCGACATCTCGCGCAGCTCCTGGATGCGGGCCCCCTCCTCCGTCGAGAGGCCACGCCCTGCCTTCTGCGCGCCCGCCGTGATCTCGTCGGCCATGGCGTCGAGCTCGTCGGGTCGGCGGCTGCGCACGACGCTGGCGATCAGCAGGCGCTTGTCGAAGTCCGCCACCAGCGCCTCGCCGCCGGGGATGGCGAGAGCCTTCTGCCGCGCGGCCGCTGCTTCCTCCGGCGACGTGGGAATATTGTCGGCGTACTGGCCTACGATCTTGTCGAAGATGCCCGTCACCACAGCCCGGTCCTGCACGCCGCGAACCCGAAGCTGCCGCTCCCGCTGCTCGAGGTAGGCCTCTGCGCGGGCGACGCCGCCGGCATCGAGCTTGGTCTTTCCGTCCGAGAAGTCCTTGAGCATCTGCGTCCGGTAGGCCGCTACAGCATCCGGGGTGTTCAGGGTATCGCCCGTGGCCTGTACGAACGTAACCTCGGCATCCTGTCGCCGCTTGACCCGGCTCTTGGCCGCCTGCTCGGCGGTGATCGCCTCAGAGCGCACGAGCTGCGCGTCGCGCAGGTCGTCCTCGACGAGCGTCGCCTCGACGGCCTGGCGGGTCTCAGGCGCCCGCGGCAGGGCGCGGATACCCTGCTCTCGCACCGTCTCGCCGGCGCTTGCCGCCACGACGGCCGAGGCGCGCGCCTGGTCGCGCTGCTGACCCTGGAAGTTGTCGAGCGCCTTGATCTGGAACGGCAGGCGCAGGCGCTCGAAGGAAGCGTTGAAGCTCGACGCGATCTCGGGGAAGACGTCGCCCTTGGCCGGGTCCATCATCGACGCCTTGATGGTGTCGAAGGCGGCTTTGAGCGCGGTCGGGTCGTTCTGATGCTGCTGGTAGGCGTCGGTCAGCGACGTGCGCAGCTTTGCGTCGAGGTTGTTGAAGTAGCTCGTCTGCCCGGCCTCGTCGGCGGCCGCGCCGCGGATCGTGGTCGAGCCGGAGGGGCGCCAGGCCGGGTCGAGGCCGGCAATCTCGCCCTCGCGCTTGCCCTCGATCTTGGCGGCCTTGTCGGCCCACTCGCCGGCCTCCCGCGCCAGCGCGCCGTAGCCGGCCGCGACGGCGGCCGCGTCCGAGCCGTCGCCCCGCGGCACCGCCGCGTTGCCGACGTCGACAGTGCCCCGGAACCGGGGGGTGTCGACCTGTACGTTGTTGCCCCGCTTGTTCGCCATGTCAGCCTCGCCGGAGCAGGTTGCCGGCGGCCTGCAGGCCGGTCAGGTCGGCCATGGTGTCGGCCGAGCGGCGCGCGCTCCGGGCCATCAGGCGCAGGTTGCCGGCCCGCTCGTTGAGGCGGGCGACGCGGGACGTCGCCGTGGCGCTCTCCATGGTGAGCGCCTGCTCGGCCTGGGTGACGGACTGCTCGCGGGCGACGGCCGGCGTGCCGAAGGTGAGGTCCACGCCGCTGGCGGCATAGGCGGCGTCGCGCTCGCCGATCGTCTGCAGGAGCGCCTGGCGCAGGCTGGTCGAGCGGTCCTGTTGCTGCAGGTTCTCGCGGGCGATGTCGTTCACGGTGTCGGCCGCCTGCAGGTTGAGCGAGAGCTCCCTCTCGCGCCCGGCCTGCCGGAGCTGCGACATCTGCAGGAGGCTCGCCGAGCCCGACAGGATGCTGCCGACGACGGACCCGGCCGACGCCAGCGGGGCGAGCGCCGAGGAGGCGGAGGTCAGGGCCGAGGCGCCGGCGGTCGCGGCCGACGCCACGCCGCTCGCCCCAACCGATCCGGCCGCCGACGCCATGGCGCTAAACGCGCTCGCCGCGAACTCCATCGCCCTACGTCCTCGCCATCACGTTGACCGCCGCCACCTGCAGGGCGCCGGGGCGCACCTGCGTGATCGTCGCCTGCCCCTCGACGGACCATCCCTCGAGGCCGTCGACGTCGAGCCAGTCCGTCACCGGCACCTGCGGGAGATCGGTCGGCATCCCGCCGCGGTAGAGGGCGACGTCGCTCGCAGCCTCGCCGTTGGCGCCGACCGCGATCGAGGTCGTGTCGATGACGCGCAGGCCGAGGGCGAACACGCGGCAGGGCCGCAGCAGCACCGTCCGCGTGCCGACCTCGCGGGGCAGCGGCAGCGTCTTGACGAGCGGCGGCGTCCACCGGCCGACATGCGCCGTCGTGACGGGGATCGGCAGGGTGATGCTGCCGCCGGCGACGGTGAACGGTCCCATCGCGAACCCGTCGCCGATCGCCCACACCACGGCGCCCTCATGGGCGCCGAGGTTCGACACCACGGTCTGCGGCGTACCGAACACTTGCGACACGGTGCCGTCGAGGAGGAGGCCCGGCTCGAGCCACTCGACGCGCCTCCGGGCGACGCCGGCGACGATGCGCTCGACGATGAGGTACACCCGGTTCAGGCCGTCGACGGCGACCGCGCGGACTTTGCCGTCCGTCCGCCAGCGCACGAACGCCGTCACGTCCTGGCTCCGGATGATGAGGCCCACGATCATCAGGCCGTCGTCGCGCACCGCGAAGTAGCGGGCGGCATCCGAGCGGTCGTTCGCCCGCTGCAGGGCGGCGCCGCGCACGCCCTGGATGAGATGCCGAGCAAGGAGGGACAGCGGGTCGCTCACATAGGCCGAGGCCACGTCGTCATAGGTCGCCGAGTAGATCAGCGAGCGGGCGCGCGACACGTAGAGGAGCCCGGTCTCCGTCGTGCAGATCGGCACGGTCGGGCAGGATCCGTTGCGGGAGCTCTCGACGACGTTGACCGGCTGGTCGCGCCGGATCACCCGGTCCGAGACGTAGTATTCCGCATCGGTCGTGAAGATCACCAAGTGCTTCGAGCGGGCCAGGCGCCGCACCTGCTCGGCACCGTCCGTGTCGAGGTTGAGCAGGATACCACCCGAGGCGGTGTCCACGTCGATGACGCCCGAGTAATAGTCCGCCGCCGGCGAGGCGAGAACCGCGCCGGGCTTCGATCGGAAGCCCGCTGACACCAGGCGATCCTGGTAGAAGATGCCGCTCGTCGCGTAGCCGCGCGTCGCCGAGAACAGCGGCTCGCCGCCGGGATCGCCGACCGTGATCCGGAGGGCGTTGGCGCCGGCGTCCGCGGTGTTGATGAACTTCGCCGAGACGGTGAACCGCGAGCCGGTGTTGCCGCCGTCGAAGAACACGTTGAGGAGCTGCAGGCCGGGCGCCTTGCCGTTCGCCTCGCCGTCGCCGACCGTGACGGTGCAGCCGGGACCGACCGTCGAGAGCGACCGCAGCTTGCCCTGGAGGTCCGGCGCGACCGTGTTCCAGCGCGAGGCGCCGACGTCGGGAATGCCGATGGCGGTCGTGTCCTGGCCGTCGACCGTCACCGTGAACACGAAGCCCTGCGGGCCGGCGCCGTTCACCGTGGGCCAACGCAGGGCCACCTGCCACTGCTCGGCCACCTTCGCGTAGGTGCCGCCGAGGTCGACGGCGGGGATGTCCGCGAAGGGCGCCTGATCCGTGTGCCAGTCGTGATCGCCGCCGTTGCCGTGGAGCAGGCGCACGGTCGGGCTGTCCTGATGGAACAGGAGTGCCGTCTCGAGGCGCTGCACGGCGGTCACGTCGGCGATGCGGTCGGCCGTGAAAGAGTGCCAGGCGCTCGCGACCCATTGCCCGTCGCGGTAGACGTCGGCGACGCCCTGCCCGGCGAGCACGAGCATGTACGGCGTCGACGTGGAGAAGGTGAAGGCGAGGAGCTGCGCCTCGACGAGCGCGCCGGTCTCGCCGAAGGCCGCGAGGTCCGTCACGTTCACCGTCATGGCGGCGCCGGCCGTCGTCACCAGGCGGACCGCCGTCGCGCGCACCATCTGGCCGGGCGGCCTGGCGGCGAGCCGCTGCCGGAAGGCGGTGCGCACCGCGTAGGCCGGGGCGAGCGGCCCCCAGTTGCCCGACGTCGCGTCCTGATACTCGACGAGGAGGCGAGCTTCGGCGTCGATCGAGGCGGTGTAGGCCAGGCGGACAGCCGAGAGGTCGGCGGACGGGAACGTGAGCAGCGCGACGACGCTGCCGCCCGGCAGGTTGTTGCTGTTCCAGTTGAAGGTTCCCACGATCGGCGCCAGGGCCGTGCGCTGCGGGCCGAGGTCGCGCGATCGGTCGAGCAGCCGGAACCCGCCCTGCGGCACCGGCTCGACGTTCTCCATCGTCGCGGCCGAGGCGTAGAACTGTTTCACGTCGCTGCGGCTGTAGAGCTCCGGCGCGACCTCGCCGGAGTTGAACGTCGCTTGCAGGGCTCCGGGGCGCGCGACCATCAGTAGGCCCCGTGCCAAGCGTCCGTGAGCGGATCGCGGGCCAGGACCGTGCTGCCGGGCTGCGCCGAGGCGTCGACCGCCATCGCGCGGCCCATCAGGCCGCCGCGGCCGCCCTCGGACGGCGTACCCCAGGCATCCTGCGCGAGCTGCTGTTTCAGGGTGACGTCGTGCGTCAGCGGCACCGCGAGGTCGGCGGCGAGCGCGACCACGATCGCGGCGCGAAACAGCGCGGGCCACTGCTCGGGCTCGACGGAGCGCACGAAGGTCGCCCACACGGCGAGCTCGTCGGCGTGCAGCTCGTCGCCCTCGAGGGCGAAGGCGCGCAGGGGATAGTCGGGCGCCCGCGGGTTCGACATGACCTTGACGGGCTCGCCGATCCGGTCGCCGGGCAGCGCGTAGGCGTAGCGCCAGCCCGTCTCCGGCGTGACGGCGAGGCGGTCGAGGCGGGCGGTGCGGCGCGCCCAGTTCCAGCGGTGGCAGGCGAAGGCCGCGCCGACCACGGTCGGGTAGATTTGCGCCACCTTGGCGGCCTTGGGCGTCTCCTCGTCGAGCGCGGCGATCGGCGCCGAGCCCAGCCGGGCCAGCGCCTCGTTGACCGTCTTGAGCGTGTCCTGTGTCGACATGGCCCCTCGCGCGTGGAGAGGCCCGGCGCGGGCGCGCCGGGCCGGTGGCGGCGTCAGCCGGCCGCGGTGGACTGCAGCGCGAGGGTCGGGACGCCGAGGGCGGACACGGCGGTGACGACGTAGGTCTTGGTCACGGGCGTGCCGCCGCGGGCCATGCTGGCCTCGATGATGTCGCCCTTCTTGAGGCGCTTGTCGGTGGCGTAGGCGGCCGCCTCGACGACGGCGGCGGCATCGGCCGTGGCATAGATGTACTTCGAGCACATGTCGCCGGCGGCGACCGCCGCCTGCGAGACGCGCACCAGCGCCTTGGGATCGTAGGCCATGGGAACCTCTGGTTTCGGGAGAGCACGAAGGCCCGCGCGCCGGCGGCGCGCGGGGTGACGGTCAGGGGGTCGGGCGGGTGAGCGTGGTCGGCAGCTTCGACCGGATGCGCCGGACGCCGCCGGGCAGCAGCAGGGCGGTGGCGCAGCCCATGGTGTTGGCGGCGAAGTACGCCTTCTTGGTCGGCACGTAGTCGATGCGCGATTTGAGGGCGTAGTTCGGCACGAAGCCAAGGGCCGTCTTCTGCCAGACGTAATAGTCGACGTTGCCGGCGCTCGGGACGGAGAACTGGCTGTCAGGCAGGGGGATGTACGTCACGCCCTTGTAGGTACGGGCGCCGATCAGCTTGAGCATCGGCCGGTCGCCCACGTAGTCGGCCGACGAGAACTCGCGGTACATCTCGAGCTGCAGCATGTTCATCTGCGGCAGGGCACAGTAGAGCTCCGGCGCCGCCGTAAAGCCCTGGCTCAGGATACGCCCCGAGGCCGTGATCGTGTCGACCACGCTCGGCGCGGCGTTGGCCGAGACGTCGATCGTCTCGATGGCGCCGGCGGCGGCGTCGAGGGTGGCGATGTTCAGATTGTCGAACAGGCGGCCGAAGGCGTAGGCGCCGGTCTGCTGCGCCACCTGCTGCTCGTTCTGCGACATCTTCTCGATGTCGGTGGTGAGCACCCACTCGTTGGCCTCGTAGTCGACCATGGTGGCGCTGACGGTCGCGCGGTCGGCGTTCATGACCGGCCGCTCCTCGATGGCGGTCGACATGATGGTCGCCTGACCGGCGCCGGCCAACTTCCACGTGACCTGATTGCCTTTCACCTCGCCGGTCTCGTTGACGCAGCCCTTGAGGCGATATCCCTCGTCCTGAATGACGTGGATCACGCCGGACATGTACTTCTGTTCGAACCACTGCGGTGCGCGACTGGTCATGTTCCTGGCTCTCGATGTGAGGATGGTGTCTCACGTCGGGCCGAGTGCCAGGCTGCAGGCCGGTCCGAGCATGGGCTCGAAGGGCGGCCGCGTCGCCGGGGTCTGTCCCGCGGATACGGCCACACTCTCGCGCGGCCGCGGGCGCGTTAAGCGCGGCGGGTCAACCGCCGTAGGTCGCGAGCGTGGCGAGGCGCTGCAGCTCGGCGTCCGACACGGCGAAGGGCTGGCAGGCCAGGCGCTCGATGTAGCCGTTGACCGGGAAGGCGCCGCCGCCCACCGCCAGGGCCGACATACCGGCGGGCATGGCGGCCGGCGTCGCGGCGACGACGGCCCCGCCGTTGAGGCTGAGGGCAATCCGGCCGGGAGCGTAGGAGACGGCGAAGGCGTACCGGGTGTCGGACGCGAGACTGCCGACCGCAGTTGCGGCGCTGCCTTGCGCCACGCCACCCACAATGGAGTACGCCTGCAGGCGCGTCCGGTCGGTCGAATGGATGCGCAGGATCAGGCAATCGCTCGACGTGCCGAGGCGCACCAGCGTGCCGCCCTCGAGCAGGTCGAGCGGTCGGAACACGCCGCAGAACGTTGCCGACGTGAGAGCGGACGACAGAGTAGCGGTGTCGCTATCTGCGCTGCGAGGTAGACCTCCCGTCGTCGTGCGGATCGGGCTCGAAAGTCGGTCGCGCTCGAGCTGCGGCGTTCCGATGTCGAGTGTCAGTTCGATGGCAACGCCGCTCGGCCAGTTGAGCTGAATGCCCTGCTGCAGACGGTCGGTTACAAGCGCCGCGTCGGCGGGGACAGTGTTATAAATCGACAAACGTTGAATGTTGCCGTTCAGTATTGACTTATAGTCGTTCTGAACGCTGCTCGTCTGTGCGCCCGTTGTCGCCAGACTGCGCGAGCGGAGCCCGACGACGGAGAAGCCGGCGGTAGACCCGCCCGCCACGCGCAGGAAGGCGCTGCCGGTCCAAGATTGGTTCTGCGCCGCGGCCGAGGCTGCGTTCTCGTGCAGGATGAACTGCGAGGCCGCCCCTGTGGTCGTGCCCGCGCCCGTCGTTAGGCGGATGCGGATGAAGTCGAGCCCCCGCTCCTGAAACACCGAAACGACGTTGAAGGTGATGCCCGAGGCCGAGAAGGCCGTCGCGAGCGTGTTCGCGGGGATCCAAGCATTGGGCATCGTGCCCGGCGAGCCGGCCGCGGCGCCCGCCATGCCGCTGTTGGTCAGGACGTTGGTGCTCGCCGGCTCGTACAGCGCGCCCTTGTTCGTCCGGCCGCGGACGTTGACGCCCACCGAGCCGTAGGTGCCCGACAAGTCGTCCATCAGCTTGACGCTGTTGCGGGTGAAGGTCAGCCCGTCGCCGGACGACGCGAGGAGCGCCCCGTTGCTCACGGCCCGGTCGTTGGCGAAGTCGATGTCGAAGGCCGCCTGCTCGAGCGCCCATCCCGCGAGGAGCGACACGGCGATGGCGCCGGCGGCGACGCTCGAGATGAGGTAGTGCTTGACCTTGGGCGTGTTGAGCCGGTCGACCACCGCCTCGATCATGTCGCCGACGCGGAAGCGCGGGTCGTTGAAGTAGTTCGGCGCCTCGACGACGGCGGCCGCGTCGTTGGTCGGGTACAGGTAGGCCGACACCACGCCGCCGCCGGGAACGGGCGCCTGGCCGGTGCGGACGACGGAGCGGTGCCGGTATGCCATGATCCCGCGCCTCAGTTCGGGTAGAGCGTCTGCCACATGCGGTCGGTCTCGGCCGCGAAGGTCGGGTCGTACTTCGCATTGCCGACGATCCCCCGCGGATCGCGGGACCGCGCCTCGACGTCGGCCTTGTTGAAGCTTCCGGCCGGCGCGCCGCCCGGCGAGGGCTGCGGCGTCTTCATCTGCGCGGCGAACCACTCGATCGCGCGGTTGCCGGCAGCGGTGTCGAGGGTCAGGCCAAGCGCCTCGGCGCTGTCCGCCGAGAGGCCGCGCGCCTTCCACGCCTCGAGCATGGCGTGGTTGTCGCGCACCCGCCGGTCGACGGCGGCGTTGCGAGCGTTCTCGTCGAGCGCCTTGGCCTCGTCCGGCACGAGCGCCGCCTTCTCGGCCGCCAGGTCGACGGGCGGCTGCACCATTTCGCCGTCGATCATCGCTTCCATGACGGCCCCGATGAACGGGCCGAATTGCTTCTCGCGGATGCCGCTCTTGAGGGCGGCCTCGCGCGCCAGCTTGAACACCGGATCGGCCTCGAGGTCGCCGAGGTAGGGCTTGAGCTTGTCCGAGGGCTCGAACTTGTAGCCGCCGGCGTCCTTCGGCAGCTCGCCGAGCTCGCCCATCCGCGCGATCGCCTCGCGGGCGGGCTTGTAGGCCCCGAACACCTTGTCGAGCGTCTCGCGATCGCTGGCGCCGTACAGGTGGTCGGGCAGGCCCTCCGGCCGGTAGGGTGAGGGACTACCCTCCCCGCCGGTGGCCTGCCCGCCAGCGCCGCCGGGATCGGGCGATCCGGCCGGTGCAGCGGCGCCCGCGCCGTCCTCGGGCGCGCGCATGGGGTGGAAATCGAGGCGTCGGCCGAAGTTCATGTCAGGTTCCCTCTCTGACGTGGCTTTGCTCCTGCCGGCCCATGGCGATGAGCTTGAGCAGGGTGAAGAACAGGCCGTTCTGGCCTTCGCGGGTTGCCGCGTAGAGCAGCGGATCGGGCATCCCGAGCACGAACAGGGGGCGCCTGACCGTGATGTCCGCCAGGTATTCGACGAGCTCGCGCCCCTCCGGGGTCGCCATCACGGCTGCGGCTGCGGCCGCGGCGCCGGCGGCGCGCTCCTCGAGCCGTTCCTCCCACGATCCGCGCTTGTCCTTCGGATCGGGGCCGTCGAACCAGGCCCAGTCGGCCGCCCCGTGCTGCTCGAGGATGAGGTCGAGGGGCTGCGCCTGGCGGGGGCCGTAGCTCGGGGGGATCGCGGGTTGCGTCACGCTGCTGCCGGCGCCGCCTCGGCGCCCTCCCCTGCCTGGCCGGCCTGCGCGGCCGCGATCGCGGCCGCCGCCTGCTGCATCTTCGCCTCGAGCGCCGCGCGTTCCTCGGCGGTGAGCAGGAATTGCGCGGGCACGCCCATGCCGAGGCCGATTTCCTTCAGCGCCTCGTCGACCTTCACGGTCAGCTCGACGGCCTGCGGGCCGCGGATCGTGCCGACGAGCTGGATGAACTCGACGATGGTCGAGAGGGCCTGCGCGCGGAGCGCCGAGGCGATCGGCGAGAGCACGTCGACCCGCACGAGCAGATCGTCGATGGGCGTTTCCGTCTCGAGCAGGTGGAGGTCGTAGGCGATCTCGATCGCGCGGCGGACGACGACGGGCACGATCTCATGCACCAGGCGCCCGAACGCCCCCATGTAGTTCTCGGAGATGCGTTTCATCCGCGCCATGATCTCGGTAGCGCTCTTGGGCGTGCCGCTCTCAGGGGCGAGCTGCGTGTCGTGCAGCGCGGCTTGCACCTGGGTCCGGAGCTCGCCCGACATCAGGTGCCCGACGTCGATCTTGCCGGCCGAGACGTCCATGCGGGTGACGTCGGCGCCGAGGACGCCGCCGGTGGCGCCCATCGCCCAGAACGCACCCGGAGCGATCCGGGCGGTGTCGGGGTTGAAGGCCCCGCCCGGCCGGTAGCCCCAGATGCCGAGCATCTGGATCGCCGCGCTCTTGAGCGTGAGCTCCATGGCCTTGTTGAGGGTGCGGATCGTCGGGAGCGCCAGCAGGACGGGGCCGCGGCCGTACGCCTCGCCGGGCACGCGGAAGTAGCGCGGCACCGCCATGGGCTGCGAGCGCATGTGCGTGTCGACGATCGGCCGGGCGCTGGTGGCGACATGCGCCACGAAGCGCCAGCGCTTGCCCTCGCGGATGAAATCCTGGTGGATTTCAACCTCCTCGTCGGGCTGGGTGCGCTCGGCCTCGACGAACTGCTCGTCGTACTCGCCCTTGGGGAAGGCGCCCCTGATCTGACGGCGGGAGAGGCGCGTCTTCCATGAGATCAGCGCCAGGTCGTTGTAGGGACCGGCCTCGATCGCGACCTCATCCTGCGGCACGTTGACGAACCGCACCGGGCGATCCTTGTCGCCCTCGACGAGCAGGATGCATCCCGTGCCCGCGGCGAGGTCCACGCAGGTTTCGTGCACCGCGTTGTCCCACTCCGAGGAGAGGAAGAACGCTTGCACCGTGCGGCTCACCGCCTCGAGCTCGCGAGCGAGCTCCACCTTGTCGACGTCCTTGAGCGTGATCTCCGCGAAGGGGCCGGGCGCCAGCTTGAAGAAGGGCTGTCCCGGTGGGAACAGGTCGTTCTGCAACTGGCCGGCGAACCGGAAGGTGCTCACGATCGCCGTGTTGTCGAAGATGCGGTCGACGCGGCCGCTGGCCTGGCCCGTGCGCGTCGCCGGGCGCCGGTAGGGGATCGCGAACTCGTAGGCGTCCTCGTAGAGCCCGGTCCAGATGCTCCGGTTGGTCCACGCGCGGCCGACCCGGGTGCGGTGCGTCTGCAGCGAGAAGCCGGGGGCGGCCGGCTCGGCGGTCGGCTCGCGGCGGCGGGCGCTCGCGCGCTCGGCGCGCTCTTTCTTGGGCTTGCGGGCCATCAGCCGAGCGTCGCCTTGCCGTCGCTGCCGGTGTCCATCAGCAGGCGCCGGCCGCGGTTGGCCTTGCGGGCGCCGGCCAGGCCCTTATCGGCGGCTGCGGCCTGCTGGCCCTGCGCCTGGATTTGCTGCGCCTGAGTGATCTGCTGGATGCGCTGGTTATCCTGCGCCTGCTGGCCCGCGGCCCGTAGCGCGTTCCGCTCCGAGGCCGTCTTGCCGCCGAACAGTTTCTTGACGAACCCACCCATCGCCTCGCCATTCCCACAGGTCGAACCCGGCGCGGCTGTCCCGGAGCTCCAAGCCGCAGAGCACGGCCAGGCGAGCGCCCGGCGCGTGCCCCTGCCGGACGAAGGCCCGCAACCGCACGGTGCCATCCTGCGCGGCCCGCGCGCAGGTTAAGCGGGCGAGCCGCACGAAGGTGCGCAGGTGCCCCGCAAGCTCCGGCCGGCAGAGGAACCAGATTTCGGCCGCCTCCTCGCCCGGCGCCTCCGGCTCTATGGGGAAGAACCCGGCCGCGGCGACGAGGCGGTGCTCGATTCTGAACGCGACGCTGAGCGATCCGAGCACTTGGAGCACCAGGCCGCGGCGCTGCCAGGGTTTCAGCCCCGCGCGCGTCTCGCGCACGAGCTCGAGGGTCTCCATGATCGGCGCCGGCGTCGAGACGCGGAGCATCAGCGGTTCTGCGGGATGAAGATCGTACCGATCTGCTCTATCACGTCGTATCCGCGGATAGACTTATGTACCGCTCCTGGGGGTAGCGAGATATCAGTCCATGAGGCCCACCAAGCGTTTCCGGTTATCAAGCGGATATTCTTTGGATCTCTGCCGTCGCCCCACCAAAAGTCGGTTGGCCACGCACTACCCTTACGGATAGGTCGCGGGACAACGCCCTCGTGCTTTACGAGGATCATAGACGACGACAAATCCCAGTATTCGCCTAATTGCCTCGGCGACGCCAGCAATACGGACTGGCCGATTTTTGGAAGAGCATCTTCCTCCGATCTCCATTCGATCATTGTATGCATTTTTCTATCCACCTTGAAAATCACACGTTCCAGACGTTGAAGTCGGTCGCCTGGCGCCGGCCCGTGTCGATCGGGATGACGTTACCGGGGCGGCCGGCTTGGGCGGCGCTGTTGATGATGCCGGCGCGGCCGCGCACGCCGAGGACGCCGTACTGCGCCGCCTCGCATGGGTGCGACCATTCATTCTTCACGGGGCGGTCGCCGTAGACGTCGCGGGTGTCCTGACGCTGGCGGGGGAATTTGTACTGGGCGGCCAGGCCGGAGCGGAGCATCCGGCACGACGGGTCGAGGAGCAGACCAGGAAGGCGACCGTCTATCGCCGTCGTCATGGGGATACGCAGGCTGTCCATACGGATGCCGGGTTCCTGCGTCGGCGCCGGCATGATGGGGATGCCGATCGCCCGCGAGATCGTTTCCGCCCACGCAAGTTCACCGGCCTGCCGGTCCGCGCCATAAAAGCCTGCCGGGTCGGCGGTGTGGGCGCCGGGCGGGCACCCGCGGAACCGGGGCTCTTGCAGCACTGGCGCCCACTTCTCAGAGAAGCGGGCCGGGCCGATGCCATGCCCAGGCACAACTTCGGCGTAGAACCGGAGCTGTCCGTTGGGCATCTGTTGAAACAGGATGCCCGCCGGCGACAGGCCCTGATCGTAGCCGGCGTGCAGCGGGAGCTGCGGCACCGGGACGAGGGGCGTCGGCGAGCAGTGCACCGCCTCATGGAATTCGGGGTACACCGGCTTGCCGCTCAGGCTGTACCCGAACCGGCCGTTGACGAAGCGCACCACGTCCCGCTCGGGGAGCAGGCGCGCCATCTCCTCGTAATAGGCCCGCGATACGCCCTGGCGGTTCTCCGCGGCGTCGGAGAGGCCGTCCGGCTGCTGGTGGAGCTGGTAGCCGTCGATCGGCTTCTCGACGAAATCCCGGTAAATCCAGTGGTCGACGTCCGGCGGGTTGAGGTCGGCGAACACCTGGCGCGGGACGAGCGCCTGCGGGTCCTGCAGCATCGAGCGCGGCGGGTTTCGGCCGGTGCGGCCGTACAGGAAGGTCGCGACCCGCTCGTGCAAGAGGTCCGCCTCGTTGATCCAGGCCCATGAGGGTTCGTATCCCTTGAGGAGGTCCTCGATCGCGTGATCGCCGACCGCGTAGAAGTCGACCGTCATCTCGACGAGCTGCCCGCGGGGCGTGCGGAAGGTGATGCGGTGCTTCGCCGGCCGGTCCTGCCCGCCCTCGAAGTGAGAACCGGGGAAGTTGCGCGGGAAGATGCGGAACCAAGTCTCAAGTGTCGTTCGGTAGAGCGTCCGATAATTGTCGCGAACGACGCAACCTAGGGCTCGGATCGTACCGTCTTTGCAGACTGGCATCTGCAGCGTGTTGAGCGCACACTTGACGACGCTCGTCGTGGTCTTGCCCGAGCCCGCCGGCCCCATGATGAAATCGAGCGGCGATTTGCTCTGCAGGTAGGCGGTCGCGACGGGGCCGGGCGTGGTCCATTCCCACAGCGAGACGTCGCCAGCGAGCACGGGGACGTCGGTCATACCCCTGCCCTCGGCGTTCCCGGACCCGCGGCCCGGTTCCGGCTCCCCACACCCGGCCTGGGGGCGATCCAGTTTCGGCCCGTGTGTGAGACCAAGCACCCCTGAGGGGGTGGGCCCGCGCGCGTTTTGGAGGGCGCGCCGGGGCCCCGGCGCGCGCGCGAGGCCCCCGGAGGGGGGGCGCGGCGGCCGGAGCGATGACTTCCGGTCATGCGCCCGCCAGCCCGAAAGCCGTTGCCGGCCAACGCGTTAGCCCGGATCGTGCGACCCTCGACCGTGCGACCCTTCACGGCCCGCCCTCGCTAAGCCCTTGATCCGGCTCGCTTTCGTCTCCCGCGACCGGCGTCAGGTCGATCATGTCTTCGATCGAGAGCGCCCCGCCTCGCGCGACCGCCTCGGCCGCCCCAGGCCGCACGGTGCCGAGCGCCAGGATCGGCACGACCGGATCGCCCTTGTCGTCGGTCGGCGCCAGGCGCGCGTGCACGAAGGGCATCACGGCCTCGAGGCACTGCCGCTTGAAGACGAGCAGCCCCATCACGTCGACGGGGCCGATCGGCAGGCCGGTCGCCGCCGCGGCGGCCTTCAACATGCGGTGTGTGTGGGCCAGATCGCCCGTTCCCATGGCGAACAGGCCCTCGAGCGGGTCCCCGTACCGGCCCATGAGGTAGCCGGCGAGCTGTTGCGTCCGCTTGTTCCGCGCCCCAGGCGGCCGGCCCGGCCCGCGCTTCGCCGGCGGCGGCGCCAGGGGCAGCAGCTCGTCGAGCCGGTCGTTCTCCTCGGCGAGGAGCGGCAGTTGCTCGCCCTCGGCGGCGCGCCGGGCCTCCTCGGCCTCGCGCACCGCAGCGGCGCCGCCGGCCGCGTCGAGAGACGCCTTAACGCCCGGCTTCATGGCATAAACACCTGATATTTAATTGCTTTCCGCCGATCCGGGCACGCTGGCAGGGCGCGGACGCGGTTACAGCCCGGCGCGGATCGGCGCCGCCTGTAACCGTCGAGTAACCGCGCTTTGCTTGGCCCTTCAACAACTTAGCTCCATCGGTTACAGGTTACAGAGTTACAAACAACCCCATACGCACGCGTGTACGCCTGCATATGTCACGCGCGCGCGAAGCGGATGTAACCGCATAACCGCACCCCTAACCCTCTCAGGTTGCTGAGAAATCCGGGTTACAGCCGATGTAACCGCGTCTGTAACCTGTAACCGGCCCGGCGCTGCCATCGGCCACGTCGCAGCCTCGCACGCGCTTGGCCCGTATTAAGTGCGAGGGCGTCGCGCGGCTTCTCAGGCCCGCGACCGCACCGCGAGCCCTCGCGCCGAATTATCCTCCCCCCCTCTGAGGGTCGGGGAAAGGCAGACGACGACGCGCCAGGGTCGGGGCGCGTCGAGGATGTGGATCAGGGGCCGAGCACGAGGATCAGGGTGCGGGCGGCCAGGCGGATGCTCTGTCCGCCTACAGCTCGTCATCCTCGTCAGGGTTCTCCAGACGATGCTTGTAGTCCCTGATCTCGGCGCGGCTCATATACCGCCAGTCCTGCGCGATGTTGGACAGGGGCTCGGCGGCTGCACCTAAAGACGCCACGAGCTTAAGGGGATCGCCCGGAGCATTATTGAACGCAGGTACAACGGTCAGGCCCGCGATCCCGACGACGACTTCGATCTCTGTGCTGTCGGATACGAGATAGATGTCTACCCTGCATTCGGAGCCCTCGGGCATCCGTCCGCTCATCTCAATTGCCATGGCCTTCCCTCCTCAGTTGGGCGGATGCCCCCTCCGTCGAATTCAGCGCCCCTTCGTGGCAAGGGTGCAGGGTAGGAACTGATCGAGGCTGTTGCGCAGGTGTCGAAGCCCTTCCGGGCTGAGCGGCTGCGATATATCCTCGCCGCCATCATCCGACGGTACGTAGTCATAGCCCCGGCTCGAGATGAACCGGCCGCCGCCCGTGTCGAGATCAATTTCCAACTTGCAGCCCCCTAGTCCTATGATGACCTTTGTGTGGCGTGTTTCTTCATTCATCCCTCATCCTCCACCTTCGTAACCGTGTCGAAAGCCTGCATGTCGACGAGCACGCAGCGCGTCGCCACGCGGTTGATCTTCACCACCTGCGCATTGCCCCGGTCGCGGATCACCACGTCTGCCGGCCCCTGTTTCAGGGCGTGCATCCACACGCCGGCGCCCCAGATCGTGCCGGCGAACAGCTTGGTCAGGAGCGGCGACGTCGCCGGGATCGCGAGCGCCGGCCCCGCGCAGACCTTGCCGGGCGCCACCAGGCCGAGGCCGGCGAGCGCCAGGCGCGTGCGCGCCGCATCGAGCGGTTCCGTCGACTTGTTGAGCGTGTCGAGCGGCGTGTGGTTCGCCTCGAGCAGCTCGATGCAGCCGCCCACGGTCGGCTTCTCGCCGCCCTTCCACGCCTCGATCGGGCTCGCGAGCAGGTGCTCGAGGCAGGCCCGCCAGTTGGCCGTACGCTCGCCGCGCTCGGCCGCCGTCGCCTCGGCGATCAGCGGGCCGAGGAGGCCGGGCTCGGTGACGGGCAGGCCGGCCGCCTCCATGCCGGCATCGCCGAGCAGCATGGTCGCGCAGGCGAGCAGCGTGCCGTAGGTGTCCTGCGTGCGCCCGTCGAGGCCGGCGTCGCGCATGGCGTCCTTCCAGCCGTTGAGGGTGCGGGGCCAGTGCTTCCAGCCGTCCATGAGCTGCCGGAGGAACTGGCGGCCGAACGTGTCGATCGCGCCGGGGATTTCCGGCCGGGCGCCGCCCTGCTCGAGCTTGCGCAGGTTGAGCAGCGCCATGCGCGAGCGGTCCTGCGGGCCGAGCGGCGGCGGGTTGATCGCCGAGAAGAAGAACGCATTCCTCGCCTGAAACTCGACGCCCTCGTGCTCGGAGCCGCCGCGGTACATCACGCCGCCGGAGGCCGCGAGCCGCGCCAGGCGCACCACGCCGACCGCCCGGCGGTTGTCCGCGTCCGCCTCGAGCTCGTCGACGGCGACGGGCAGGCAGTCCTGTTTCACCCGCTGGTAGATGCCGGCCGGCGTCGTGTCGGCGGTCGCGTGCAGCGCGTCGCCGATGACCTCCTTGATGATGGCCTGCAGGGTCGATTTGCCCTGCCCGTAATCCCCGGTGATAAACAGCGCCGGCCGCCAGTCGAGGGCGGCGCCGAGGAACGCCGCGCCGATCCATCCGAGCAAGAGGATCGGGTCGAGCAGCGGCCGCTCCCACTTCCACGACTGGAACGCCGCGATGAGGTCGTGCGCCGGGCTCTGCTCGGCCGGCACCGCCTCGCGCCACGGCTCGAGCACCGGCGGCCGGCGCGGGTAGAAGGTGCCGTCGACCTCGCCGGGCCGCGACACCTGCAGCTTGCCGTGGGTCGAGACGCGCCAGAGCCCCTGTCCGGAGTGCCAGACGAGCTCGCCGCTCCCCTTCACGATCCAGGCGCCGCGGCCACGCACCCGGTCGACCGGCGCGAACAGCCCGCGGCTGGACGCCGCCTTGAGCAGGCAGGCACAGGCGTCGTCGACCTCGAGCCCGTTGATGCGCGAGGGTTTGCCGTCCTTCGGCGCCGAGAGCCGCGGCCACGCCCAGGTGAGATAGTTCGGCTGGTGCGCGAACAAGTCGAGGAGGATTTTCTTCCCCCACCGGTTCACGTTGACGGCCCGGAGCTGCCCGAGCGTGTCGACGAAGTAGGTCGTGTCGCCGTCCTTGCCGAGCGGGATCACTGGGCACTCGGGCGGAAGGTGCGAGACCGGACCGCCGGGCCAGCCACCAGGCGGAAAGCCGTGGCGGTTCTCCTCGGCCGGCGGGTCGCTCGGCTGCGCATCGGCGGCGTGCTGCGCCAGGGCATCGGAGAACGCGGCGCGGACGCCCTTGAGACCGGAACGGGATGCCATGGGTCCTGTGCGGCCGGGCCGCTGTCACGAGGGAGGGCGGCCGCCGGCGCACCGGCGGCCGCGATCGGGCTCAGCGGCGGCGCTTCTTCGCCGGCTTCGCCTCCGGTTCCGGCGCCGGGTCCGGCGTCGGCTCCCGGTCGGCCGCCGGCTCGCTCACTCCGGCGTCCTGAGCTGCAGCATCCGCCACCGCCGCAGGCCGATCCGCCTCGCCAGGCGCATCCGCGTCCGTGCCGCCCGCGGCATCGCCGTGATCGCCAGGACCCGCCCCGTCCGGAGCGCCCGCGCCAGCGGCAGGCGGATCAGCCGGAGCAGCTCCCGCCGGTCCGCCGGCAGCATCGGGCCGGGCCTCGCCAGCGGGTGCCGCATCCTGCGCATCGCGCGCGTCCTCCTCATCGATGACGGGATCGGCGGCGGGCTCGGCCGGCGGGCGGCCGCCGCTCTCCGGCGCGTTGCGGTCGCCCTGCGGATCGTCGACGCCGCCCGGCCGGGCCGGCTCCGCGGCGACGCTCGAGAGAGCCGCCGCGTCCTTCGCGGCCTGGGCCAGGTCGCCGGCGATCGGCGTGAACCCCGCGTCGCCGTCGAAGCCGTGGCCGAGCGGCACCGCCCCACCCGGTGCCAGGCTCCCGCCGATCGCGGGCGCGCCGGCGATCGGCGCCTGCGGCTCGGCCGGCGGCGCGTCGGCGCCGTGCCCGCTGCGATCGCTCCCGTCCGGCCCGCGCAGGGAGGGCATGAACGGCGCCGGCCGGGTGATGTTGCTCTCGACGGGCGGGGGCGCCTGGCCGGGCACCTGCCAGGAGCCGGCGGCCTTGCCCGACGCCGGGATGATCGTCATCACCCGGTCCTCGCCGAAGCCGGCCACCGGATCGGTGGCGTCGGCGCCGACCCGCAGGATCGTGTCCTCGACGTCGACGAAATCCGCCTGCGGCAGCTCGGCCGGCGCCGCCAGGTGCGCGGCTGCCGCGGCCGACATCCGCTCGCGGTCGACGATCTCGAGCACACGGGCGAAGGCGGTGTAGCTCGAGCGCGGGCCGGTGCCGAGCTCGGCCCAGCCGTCGCCGGCCCCGTCATGCACGCCGGCGGCGCTGGCGTGCCGGTACAGGGCCTCCGGCGCGACGCCGGGGTTGCCGCGCACGAAGGGCGCCAGGACCTCGATGGTAAGGGCGATCTCGCCCTCGACGTTCCGGCCCTCCGCGACGCCGAGGCTCGGCCAGAACACCGGGTTCAGGTCCTCGTCGCTGCCGGAGAGCAGCACCGAGGCGGCCGCGGAGTAGGCCGCGAACGCGGCCGGATCGCGATCGCGGAGGGGGGCGAGGCCCTCGAGAAACTGGCCGCCGTCGTCTTTGGGGTCATCGGTCATTCGTCCGTCCTCACAGCGTCGTTCACATCCTTGCCCCAGTGGCTCCGGAGCACGCTCACAGGCCGGCCCGCCGCCTCCATCCGCTCGATCGCGGCGTTGAAGGCGTCGACCGCCTGAGCTTTCCCCCAGTCGTTGTCCTGCGCGACCACCACGGCCGACACGCAGGGATGCTCGACGGGGACGTTGGCGAGGTTGCCGAGGGAGGTTGCCGCCCACACGCGGGCCTCCGGCGCGGCGAGGGCGATGGTGAGCCCGTCCTCGACGCCCTCGGCGGTGGCGAGGACGCCGGCGACGCCCTGCAGGGCGGCATCCTCCGGCAGCAGGCCGGACGGGCCGCGGGTGAGCCGGATCACGCCACCGGCGACGAGCCCGAGCATGAGCTTCGGGTTGCCGACATGCGCCTTCTTGAGGCCGTCCGCCCGGAGGAAGGTGCAGTGCACGGCGACGATCCGGCCTTCGCGGTCGCGGATCGCCCACACCATCGCGGGAAAGCGCGGCCCCTCCGTCACCACGCCGTCGCCGTCGTGGCTGCGCCCCCGCCACCACTCGAGGTCGGGGAAGAACCGCACGTCTCCCCACTCGAAACCGGGGATCTGTGAAGGCGGCACGCCGCGCGCCTCGAGGTACGTCTCGGCGACGGTGCCCCGGATGTCCGGCCGCGCCTGGCGCCAGAGGTTGCGCCCCCGCGCCACGATCCGGGCGTCACGCTCCCGCGCCTCGGCCTCGGCCGTCATGCGCCTGCGCGCGCTGCTGGCGCGCATTCGCTCGAGGGTGGCGGTGTCGACCAGGCCGAGGCCGAGCCAGTCGAGCGACCAGCGCACCGCCTCGGAGCGGCCGCCGCCCTTGCAGTAGGCCACGAGGTCGAGGACGTCGCCCTTGTCGCCGGTCGCGTAGTCCTTCCACGCGCCGGCGTTCGGGCCCCGCATCCAGATCGTGAAACTGCCGCCGTGCTGGTCGGGCCGCGTCGGGTTGCGCGGCTGCACCCGCGTGCCGTCGAGTTGCCGCGCCTCGGCCGGCGTCAGGCCGGGTACGAGCACGCGCACGAGCTCTTTCAGGCGGCCCTGCAAGGCGCCCTTGATGACGTGCATGGGGACGCGGGCGTTCATGGCATCGCGTCGAGAGCGTCGTTGTATGCCAACCACCGACGTTCCGACCAAGGCAGACCGGACGTTTTATCGAAGCTGCTTTCGTGATGGGCCGCGACAAATGCGCGAAGGCCATGCTTTCCATAGTGCGCTGCATTGCTGCGAGCCGCAGTGATGAAGCCGAGCGCCGACGAAAGCTCGCCGCTCGTCATAAACAGAACGGACCCTCTTGGGTCGCAAGGCAGGCGAATGCTGTCACCTTCCTTGCCCGTGCGCGCAAGGTGCGCTGGGTTGTGCGTCCACCAACACGTATGAGCTGCGTAGTAGATTGTTGGATGATCGAAGTCGCGCAACTCTGCCTCGATCTGCTCGAGCGTCTTGCCGCGACGAATGATAAGCTGGCCCATCAGCCCTCCATCATCTTGAGAAACCGCGTGCGGGTGCGGGAGCCGGGGACGTTGCGGGCGTTCTGCGAGGGCGTGGCCCAGCGCAGGTTGCGGCGCCGGCAGTCCAGCGTGTTCCCGTTGCGGTGGTCGCCGATCCAGCGGCCGCGGCCGGGCGGGCCGTCGCGCCGCGTCAGGATTTCCCGGTGCAGCCACAGGGTCCGGCCGCCGACGCAGCGGCGGGCGTACATCCCGTCCGGCCGGTCGATGACGAACACGCCCTCGAACCGCTCGCAGATCGAGCCCGACCCGTAGGTGTGGCACCAGCGGTGGCGCGAGGCCCAGGCATGGTCCTCGGGGTCGACGAGCGCGTAGACGTCGAACCGGTCGCTCAGGTGCAGGTAGCAGGCCGCCGGCGCCGGCACCGCCCACGTCATCGGGTCGAAGTCGTCGACGGCGATCAAGACGCCGCCTCCCGCGCGGCTTCGATCCGCGCCAGGGTGGCCAGCCGCATGAACACGCTGCTTGTGCGCCGCCCGATCCGGCGCGCGATCTCCGCGACGCTGATGCCCTGCGCCTCGAGGGCGAGCAGCTGCGCGTCTTCCGCCGGTGTGAACCGCCACACCGGGCGGCCGTCGCGGAAGCACACGGTGCGCGAGAGCGCCCGCTCCTGGGTCCGCGTGCGTCCGCTGGCAATGCCGAGACGCAGCATGTGGTAGCGGACGACGCCGTACCCGACGCCGAGTTGCTGCGCGGCTGCCGTGAAGGTGGCGCCTGCCTCGACGAGCGCGCAGGCGGCGTCGATCTGCTCTCGGGTGAGGCCGGGCGCCTTAGCCATGCGCCGCCCTCCGCTTGCTCAGGGACGCCAGCTCGGCCTGCGGCAGCGCCAGGCTGCAGCCGCGCCAGGCGTAGACCTCGCCGTGCAACCGCTCGATCGGGCCGACGACGACGGGCCGCCCTTCGATGAGCAGGGCGCCCATGCCGGGCGGCAGCTTGGGCCAGGGCACGACCCGCTCGACGCCGAGCTGGTCGACGTAGGCGGCCAGGTCGAACCCGGCGGGCAGCTCGTCGCGGGCCGCGGTCATGCCGCCTCCCCGCGCGCCAGCGCGCACACCACGTCGGCGGTCAGCCGCTCGAGCAGGGCGTCGAAGTCGGGATCGTCTCGCCGGTCCTCGACGCTGCGCAGGCCGAGGCAGACGGCCGCCGGGGTCAGGCCGAGCACGTGGGCCAGGCGCGCCTGGCGCACGTCGACCACGGTGTTGGTCAGGTAGATCGCCGCCTGCCGCACCTGCGCGAGGCGCCGCCACTCCGGGTCGGCCGTCGCGCCCAGGCGCGGGTCCTGCGCATGTACGTCGTCAGGGCGCACGCCCATGTGCACGGCGATCGAGGCAACGAACCCGCCGTAGACCGCCCGGATCAGGATGGTGTCGGGCTCGCGCACCGCCCGCCGCTCCGAGCGCAGCGCGGCGAGCGCGGCCTCGAGGCGGCGAAGGGTTGTGGGGCGGATGCCCGTTCGGCCCTTGATCGCGCGGCGGTAGGCGCTTGGAGCGACGCCGGCGCGGACCGCAAGCGCTTCCACCGAGAAGCCGAGCGACAGCCGTTGCCCGTCGACCTACGTGCGCTTGAAGAA